TTCATTCGTATGTTTCTGTGAAGTATTCGTATGCGTTAAGGTCATCGTCAATCATGGTGGCATTTACCGCATCCATAATCTGTTTCTCAAACATTTTTTTTGCCTGTGCAAATTCTTCGGATGTTAGATAGCCCTTTGGTCTATACCTATCTTCCAACCATTCGACTGCTGTCTGTTTATTGCCCATCGAGATTTAAAGTTATTTTGATTTCGCCTGTGACCGTCTGGTTAACATCGGCCGTTTCTTTCGGTTTGCCGTACACCCTGCTCAACAAGGTTTCAATGGAGTAGAGACTGCCCTTTTCCAATGACTTGCGCATAGCATTGGCAATGGTCTTTTCCAATATCGTTGCTTTGGGGTTCTGCCACACTTCTTTCAGTTCATCCAAGTCCATTGACAACATCGCCTGAATGGTGTCGTTTATTTCGGCAAGTTTGTAGCCCTGCTCTTTCAAAAGGGTGACGTACTTTTTTGGTCTGCCGTTCCTATTAATTCTGTCAGGGTGAGCATCAAAACCATCACCCTTTTTCAGGTTGTCTAATTTATTGGCCATCGGTTGTTTGTCGGTTGTAAGTTTGCCCGTTGCGTTTGATTTCAAGTGTCGGGTCAAGTTTAATCATGCGGTCTACTATTACTTGGCAATATTTCGGGTCAAGTTCCATGCCATAGCACTTGCGTTTAAGTTGGTGTGAAGCAGCCATTGTGGTTCCTGTTCCACAAAATAAATCAAGCACTGGTTGATTGGTTGTGAATGTTTTAATCACCCATTCAGGCAAATGCATTGGAAATGTTGCACCGTGATGTTTTGCAAATTCATTGTTTCTCTGCGGTGGTGCAGAATATACATTTTGTACCGCCCTAAATTTCCCAGTAGTAATTGCTTTGGTAGGATTTGTTTTTGGTGATAAAAACAAAATAAATTCAAAAGTACTTGCCATTACATTTTCAGCCACATGAGGTGCAGCGTGTTCCTTATTCCAAATTGCAATATCAATAAGATTTTGTTTGTAATCATTGAGCAATGACATGAATGCTATCTTATTATTTGCCAACATTTGTATGTTGTATGCGACTACTTGGCAATGCATCATAGCATTATTTATGGTAGCTTCGCATAATTGCTTCCAATCATCGGGACTTTGTTCATCATCGTATGATTCATATAAATTTGCTCTATTCGCACTTGCCATATTTCCTGACAACTTTGCACTATCCCCGGCATTATATGGTGGTGATGTAAAACAAAAGGCATCGTTTACACCATCCATTAACCTTGCAACTTGGTCACTATCCGTACTATCCCCACAAAGCAATCGGTGTTCTCCAATTTCAAACAAATCACCCAGCACAATATCGGTTTGCAATTCATCGGGCTTTTCATAATCGTCTTCTTCTGCTTCCAAATTGATTGCATCCATTGGTGGCAAATCCAAACCCCATGCTTCAAGTTGTTCCGCATCCCATTCGTTTGCGAGTGCGTTCCAATCCCACTCACCAAAGCCCACGTTGTCCTTAATCAGGAACTGCGCCCGTTGTTCTTCTGTCCATTCGTCTGCCAAAATAATCGGTATCTCCTTTGCTCCGATATCCGATAATGCTTTCAATCTCATATTGCCGCCAAGCACGATGTAATGGTCACCTTCGGTATAGCAAACCAATGGCCGCTTTTCCAGCATTTCGGGAAAGTCAATAATTGACTGCTTTAACTTGGCAAACTTATCATCCCGAATGACACGGGGATTATTTGGATTTGCCTTTACGTTTGTTAGTTTTACCCAAATCATTTTTTTTGATTATTACTTCGATGCTAAATTCTCCGTTGTTGTGTTCCTCTGGTTTGTCTGCGTTGGTTGCTGTGTCTATGACCTCAATATCCCAATACTCCTTTATGCCTGTTTGTAATAGGATTCCCTCAATACTAAAAGTATGTGGTGGTTCACATGAGTACGGCAGATAGAAATATCGGTGGTCAAGGTTCCATCGGCTTGGTAGTGTCTTTTTACGTTCATACAAATCACGATGCGGAATGCTCATGATGATGTGACCACCGGGTTTGCAAATGCGATACCAGTTTTGGATTGCCGTGATTGGGTCATCCAAGTGTTCCAATACGTGGGAAGCATAGACATAGTCAAATGTGTTGTCTGCGTATATCTCCATCATGGTTGCATCGCAATCATCTTTGTCATGGTGGATGCAATCGGTCAATGAAATGGTATCAACTCCATCAAATGTGTCAATCCTACCGCACCCGATGTCAATGCCTTGTCCTTTGATGTAGGTGTCATAAAACCCGGATGCGAGTCTGCGTTGGTGTGCCTTTGCTGTTTCAGCCATATTTCTGTTTTATTATTTGTGTCAGGTTCATAATTGTCCATGCACCATAGCCATTATCACCTGTTGGGATTACGTTGTGGGCAGTAGGGCAGATTTCAACAACACGTGGGTGCTTCATGACTTCCGCTATGGCATAAGCCATTGACTGATTGCCTACAAATAACTCACAGCCCTTTATGATGCCGCACAACTCCGCAAAGTCTTTCACTTCAATATGTGAAATGTCGGGTAACTTGGCAGAAATTACCCGGTATTCATCAGGCAGCCCTACAAATTTAATCTTATCCTGATACCTGCGCAGGATGGAATAATCAAAAGTCGGGTTATGATAACGGGCTGTTCGGTTCAAAATGATTTGATGGTTACCTATTATGGCAATATCAAACGCTATCGGCTCGGCTAAATTGCAGGTCAGTTCAGGGTAAATGTGAAAATACCACTGGCTGATATGCCCCGTGTAATTGTGGAACTTCCTGAATAGGTTAAAATTGTAATCGGTTTTGACGGCTTCATCCGTGATTGTGCATTTGCCTATAAAGTCAGTTGACATCAAAAGTGGCAACAGCATTTCAGCCATTTGCCTATTCATCTGCACTTTGCCCATCGGGTGATTGAAAACATATTGTGCAGGTACATCCACCTGTAAATAAAGATGCACCTTGCTATCGTGCAACCGTGATGCTGCCCTCATTGCTGGGAGTGAGTAAATCAAGTCCCCTGCGTTACCGCCGTGAATAATACTAACCATTGAGTGCTTCCCGATATAGTTTTTTTAGTGCATCGAACATACAATTGCGACACGCTGGGAATGGCTGTCCATACAATTGCCTATGGACTTCGTTGAGTTTGGCATAATACCCAGCTTCCAGCGAATAAGTGCCGGTCTTGTTTATCCGCTCAATATGCGACTTCAAGTCAAGGCAAAGTGAACGCTGTTCTGGTGTCATATCCTTGTCATTATGAAGAAACAAACAAAGGGTAAAACAATCCCCAAGGCAATTCCGGTCAATGTGATTTCAATTATGTTCATAAATATCGGTCAATTAAGGCCCCAAATATAGCACATAATGCACCATATATGACACCTTGTAATCCGTATTGAACGATAAACCATGTAAGCCCCACCCACCACGATAGGCAAAAGCCACATTCAAAAGGTTTGATTGTCGGCCTGTAACGGCTGTCTACCGCATAGACAAATGAAATCATCGGGGGAAAGAAGTAACGGGAAAGCAGCACACACAATGCGGCTACCCCAAATATGTCAGTCATCGTATTCATTGTATTTTTCTTTGATTTGTGTTTTGATTGCGTTTATTATTTGGCTTATCTCCCGGTAGTTGATTTTCGTTTCCCGGGCAATCATTGCCATACTTTGTTTGTCTTCCCATAACTGCCAAAGTTTTACCACATACCACTCGGAACGGTTGAAATGGTTTGCCACCTCTTTAAAGTTTACAGATTGCACCGCTTCTTGTTTTTTACGCAGGTGGGTTTCATCATAGTCCTCGGCTTCCTCATCGTATTCATCCGGTAGCGGATCCATTGAACGGATAAAATCCCGGTAAAACTTTGTGTATCTGTTGCCGTTGACCGCATTGCACCCCACCCGGACAAGGTAGTAAACCAGTCCATTGCTTTGGTGAAGTTGTATCAGGCGGTCAGCATCCATTTCACAGCAGATAAGTAGAAGGTGTTGTTGTAGGTCGGCAGCAACGTGACCGCCAATTTTATTGCAGAAGTCAGGAAGCCACTTGGAGTTGGCAAGTTCAATCAGTATCTCGGTGCGCCTGTTCAAGTTTAAGGGCGTGAACTTTTTTCAGCCACTCTTTGAATGACTTGTTATCACCATACCGGGCATGGTCTTTTCTGCACAAGGCCATCAGGTTTTCAATCACATCAGCGTGTTTGCTTCCACCCATTCCCCGTGCTTCTATGTGGTGAATGTCCACAGCTTGTGCGCCACATACCTCGCATGGGATGAAATCACTTTTGTCATAGCCAAAATGGTCAAGGTAGACTTTGGTGTGTTTTTTCACAGCAGTTCAAATTCTTGAACATATCCATTAAAAACTTCGTTTTCACCTATACGATAAGGAAAACTATCTGAATATGAATACCAATTTTTTCTATCTACTTCATCATTACCAGTTGACTTTGGAATTGTTTTGGAATACGCTTCTATCTCCTGCATAATATCTGCAAGTTTGTCCATTGCATCATTTTCATTTTGATAAATTCCAAAGACTTCATAGTCAAATTCATACTCTTGATCGGTTTCTAATACTACTGCATAAACTTTCATGGCACAAAGTTTATTCGTAAAAGGTCGATATTTTTATATTGTGGATAACTTTGATAAAAATAATTTAACAAAAACTATTGCAAGTATAAAAAACTATATTATATTTGCAGCATGGAAAACACAAAAACACCTTTCGAACTGGGCTATCAGGCCTGTCAGCAATTCAACTATTGGGGAACAAATGATGAAAATCCTTTTGAACTCAACTCCGATGACTTCAAAGAATGGGAAAAGGGATGGTCGTGGTATGTCACCCAACAACTCGAATGGTTGCGTGATGAAGCCAATGATATTTCCGACCAAGATTGGCATGACATTCAGGAGTATTGCA